GGAGATTATTCTGCTGCGACGGACAATCTTAAGGCCGCGATTACTAAGACAATAGTCAAAGAATTGCGAGATTTAATTTTGGAACAAGCAGATATGAATTTCTTTCTGGATCAGACTGAACTGGGCGCGGGGAGCAATCCCTGGAAGGATGACTCAGGTTTCTTATTAGGGCATAACTTGGAGGCAAGTCTCTGTGATATGACTATTCTTCAAGAATCAACAGTTCTTCCTCAGTATGAGGAAGTCATTGATTCTTATTTCAAGTACCAACTTGAAAATTTCCAACAGAAGAATGGTCAGCTCATGGGGCACGTTGTTTCCTTTGTGATCCTTTGTATAGCAAACTACTGTTCTTATCATATCTCTAGAGAGAAGGTCGACAGAAGGAGGTACTTAGTAGGAGAATTCCGAGGCACCAGGAATGATGTCTTGATCAATGGAGACGACATACTCTTTTGCAGTAAACAGAACTTCTATGATACTTGGTTGCGACAAATTGCTGAATTTGGCTTTGAGCCTTCAATCGGTAAGAATTATTTTAATGATAAATTCTTACAGGTGAATTCGGAGTTATGGAGGTTTGACTCAAATCTGGGTAAGGTGCAAACTGCACCTGGATTTGAAGTTCAAACTTCTGGACCTGAATTCGGATCGATAATTCGGCGAAGCGTCGTACTCATACCATATATCAATTTTGGTTATTTGACTAACCGTCGAAAGATGGATTGTTCAAAGGATATGACTGTACAAAGAGTTGGTTGGGAAGTCTCTGAAGAATCTTTAATAGGCCGTTTTAAGAATCTAGGTAAAATATACAGGGGTCTTACGGAAGGAATACCGGAATCGTTATTGGGACCGATAAGGGAATTATTTGATGAACATAATTCTCCGGTTCTGAGACATTTTGGAGTTCCTTTCTTTAGGAAGTACTTGTTCAGTGATTCCATAGCTCACGCTATTGGAACACTTGTACATAATGAAAAGGATCCTCAATCCAAACTCTATAGTCTTTTCGGAGACCAGAGTTCTAAATTGGATAGAGGTACTCTTACCTTTAGATTTGAAAACGTAAAGAATCTTAAGAAGATTGATCTTGACTTTCTCGCTATGGATGTTGAGGCCCTTTTCCCGATAGAAAAGGAAGAACCTCAAGAGTGGATCAAATGTGGAGCACGCCAGATAAAGGATAAGGCGTCTAAGGCACGAGTTGTCGATTATGCTGCAAGGAAGGCAGCTGGGGGCA